ATCGCGAACTGCGGCCATTCATCATCAACATCGTCCGCATACATCGCCGTCATCCGGCGAGGAGATACCGGCCGGATTACCGGCACATCCTGGGATTGCTCCTCGTCCGTAGACAATTGTCCCGGTAGCACCACAGTATACGCGGAGCCGAATTTGATAACGGAGCGGTGGACGCCGTGCTGACGGGATATCATCCGGTTAGCCCGGAAGGCGTCCCATACCGGATTCGGCCTCTGCGGCCCAGCTACCTGATTTGCCGTCATCCCGGTCGGCCGGTAGCCGTCCACGTGAAGGTTCTGGGATATAACCGAGACGACAAGTGGGAGGAAGTTTCGTTTTGATTTCTTCATGATCCAGCGGTACTCCGCGTTGACGCCTCGCGGAGCGTACGGAGGATCAGACTTATTCCGGAGGTACCGGGATATGCGGCTAAGCCTCGCCTGCTCGCCTTGGCGCATTATGAGCGTCTGAGTCGCAATAGAGCTAACGTCAGCCGGATCAATTATCATGAGAAGCTCCAGACTCTAGCCTTACCGCTCCGCACTTCGGACTCTTTGCGCTCTTTGTACGCCTTAGACGCGAGTACGAGCCTCCGCGCGTGCCGGCCAATTATCATCGCCACGCATCCGTCTATCTTGCGCTCCGACTTAGGCGATTCCTTACCTATCGAGACTCCCCAGCGATTGGGCCGGCGACGGGCATTGATAACATGCCTACCCATAGGCCCATCGCCGTCGTGCTTAAACCCAGACTGGTCTATCTCAGCCTCTACCATTTCAGCGGCCGTGGTAAATTCTCCGACGTGCGAGCGCATATCCCAGGCCACGGGCTGGGGGTCGCGTCCTCCGGGTACGGCCCATACATCCACCGTATCCTCAAACCATTCACGCCAGCGTATCTTTGTGCTCTCTTCCCATTCCTTTACGTCCGCAAAGAAAGCGCATACGTGCCAGCGTTTCTTCATAGCGGCTATAGCCGCGTCCACCTCGTCATACGGGACAGTCCGGCCGGTGCCTCGCGGCTCCCATATTCCCAGCGAGAAAGTGAAGCCCGTTTCGATATGGACGCCTATCAGCGCGGTAGCGTCATCGGTTCGCGAGCCGTCAAATCCGGCCGCTATATCATCGCCGTCCTCTATCCTGAAATCTAGGTCGGCCATCCGCGCCCACTTCTGCTGAGTGGTCCACGCGTCCTCCGGGCTCTCCGGCCAGTTCAGGTAATAGCGCTTGGATACGTCAAGCGGAGTACGAGGCGACAGGATACGGTTCTCAACGATATCCTCCGCATCAACCCAGTAGGCGTCTCCATAGGCGAAAGCTACGGCCTTCCGGATAGAGCCGACATCCTCAAAGTCAACGTCTGGTGGGGCCTGCCGCGAGTCATAAAGGATCTGGCCTTTACCAATGAGCCTGCCTTCCTCCTGGGCAACCCATGTATCAAAGGTCGTCTCCGCAACCGACTCGCGGCCGGGCTCCCACGCATTGGAGGTCTCAAGTAGCCGCGAGCCGGATTTGCCGACATTACGGTCCATTACCTCCGCGAGGTCTACACCGCCATTAGACGCGGTAAAGCTCTCCGTCTGGTCGAGTATCCCAAAAGTCGTTAGTGCGCCTTCCTCCGTAGTTGGTGAGGAAGTAATTACCATAAGCTGCCCGCCACCAGGCACATGGAATACCGTCTTGCCCGCCTCCACGTCGTAATCTTTGAGAATTCTCGAGCCTTTGGGCAAAAGCGCACGGACCATTCGCATGGTATTGATATTCGCCTGATCGTGCGAGGTCGCAGCTATCTGGACTAGGGGCATAGAAACGGCCCGGCCGACGCATCCGCCAATTACCCGGTCATCAAAATGGTCCAGCCGGACTGGAGCGAGTAGCTCAATCATCGCCATTACGGCCGCAAACGGCGATTTGCCTGCGCCTTTAGCCCAGCGGCGTACGCCGTGGTAGTAATTCCACCGGCCGCGCGAGTCGAGAGAATACCACCAGAGGATAAACCGGACCTGCGACTCAATGAACTCCCAGCGGGCTCCGGCGTTAGGCCCGTCAGGCTGGCGGAGGTATTTAGACGCCCAGTGGATGCCTTCCCAGCCCAGCGTTAGCTCCGGCACTCCGTCCGGTAGCGTAACGAGCCTATCCCTAGGCGCAATATCCATTAGGCTTCCTCTTTGCTTCCCTTCCTAGCGCGAGCTATCCGGCCTAGATTCGCCTGAGTATTGTCCGGCTCCTCCGGAAGTCCGTCCCAGGACGAGTCAGAGATGTTATCAGCTGGGCCAATATCCGGCTGGCCGGGTAGCGGATCAAGCCGGACTCCTCCCGGCCGTGTCTGGACCGTCATCCGGTACCTCCTAGCATCCGGGTAATATGATTTCCAACGTATTTAGCGAGCGGACGCGGCTCCGGGCTTAGCCGGTACTCCGTCCATAGCTCCGCCATCATCTCGTTGAGATTCTTAGCTCCGTACTGAGAGACTTCCCGCTTAATCCCGGCCTTGTTCCTGGCAAACCAGGCCCCAACATCCATAGCCTTCCGGCCGTAGGCGTCGGTAAACGTCTCTGGCTCTTTCATGTTCCCGGCTCTAGCAAATGCGCGCCAGAACGTCTGCTCTGCCGGATAGGTAGTAACCGGATTATGCCGGCTGACTGAGATAATTCCCTTCCGCGTCGCAAGGCCGTGGACTCCGTGGCCGAATTCGTGAGTCATTACGTTCATAGAGAGGTCGTGCTTTGGGTCGGTATCGACCCACCAGCTACCACGGTTATCCTTTAGGACGGCATCAGCGTTACCGCCAATAAGCACCTCAGGCTTTACGTCAAGATTATGAGCGCCTGAATGAGTCGCGAGCGTTAGCGCGGAGGACCTTACCCGCGTTGTCCTGCCGGGAGACTGCGTAACCGTGATATCCGTCTTGTCAACGAGGTCCGGAGTGACTTCCGCTTGATACGTAGTCGCCTTTAGTACCTGCTGGCGCATCCGCTTCTGGTCGGCCGGGCTAAACCGGGCTGCCGCTCCGGTTATCGTCAGGGACTTAGGATGGGCGACCTTCGGTATAGGCTGGCCTAGCGTCTCGCGTATCGCCACATCCGGAGGCGTGAGCGCTCTAGGAGGCTTGGCGTCTGAGGTATGGAATCCGGCGCGGATAGCTCCGGCTGCCTGATGCGGGTAATCGTACCGCGCTACCTTCCCGCCACCAAGATCAACCTCATACTGGCCGTTCTGGAGTAGGGTGATCTTGACGCCGTTAATAGTCTCCGGCTGATCTTCCTTTAGCGACAATACCCGCTCGCGGACTTTCGTGAATGGTAGCTTCTCAGCCGGAGGTCCGGCCGGAGTACCTTCCTCGTGATGCTTGCCCGCATCTACGGCCTTTGCTGCCTCAGCCCTAGAGCCGTAATACTGATATTCCCATTTACCTTCCCGGTTAAAGCCAACCCGGACGCGGGTATCAGAGATATGGTGTACCGCGACTCCGTTTATGCGTACGGTCTTACCCTTTGGGATATTAGCTATTTTCTCCTCAGTAGTCGTGCCTTCTAGCTTCACCCTAGCCTCTCCGGACATCCGCTTGAGAGCTTCAGCGGACCTGGTCCAACGGCCGTGTGGTCCGCGTAGCTCCGCGCTAACGTCCCAGTGAGCCATTGTTCTCCTACGGGTGAGCTAGATACTGAGCGAGATTAGCCATAACCTTTCCCTGCGAGGCCGGAGCCCGTCCGGCCGTTACCCGAGGAGCCGTAACCGGAGTGCCCTGACGTCCCTGGCGTCCGGCCGCTGCTCCCTTTGCGGCCGCTCCTGGCGCTCTAGCCGTCGCTCTCGCGGCTAGAGCGGCCGCACGCCGCGCGGCTAGGGCCTTAGCTGCGGCCGTCCGCTTCCGGGCCGTAGCGGCTCGCTTAGACGCGGCTAGGGCCTGCCTATCGTGCCGGGCCTGGATCGTCCGGGCCGACGCGATGATCTGGAGGTACTGACGCTGGGCAGGAGTAAGTCCTTTCATCCGCGCTGCGGTAGCCGCTCGCTGGGCAGCCGCCTGCTGAGCCTGAGCAAGAGCGGCCGGTGAGTAGCCGGTACCTCCTCCGGCCGTCCACTTGCCTCCGTAGCCGCGAGCCTCCGCGCTAACGTTAGCCATAACCGGAGCCCGCTCCGCGTATGAATATTGCCGACTCTTGATAGATGGATCTTTCCGGCTAGATGCCGGGCCGTCGCCTTACTCATCGTAATCTCTGATCCAGACGGTACCTTGACCGTAACTGGCGCCTCTCCCGGCTGGCCTATCTGCCGCTGAACATCGCGGAGCCTCGCCTCAATTAGCTGCTCCGGCGTATAGAGCGGAGCGCCAGCCTCCTCGTGCTGGGAATGGAGTTGCTCGGTAATAGAGGCTAGCTCATTACGTAGCTGCTCAGCTTTATGCTCCGGCGAGCCCGGCTTGGGCGGCATCTCATACCCAGGTCCAGTACGCGAGCGACGGGCACCCATAGCCCGGAGCTTAGTCTCAGCCTCGTCCATCTGCCGGCGAGCGAAAGGATTACCGCCAACCCGGTTAGAGGTCAGGACTCGATTCCTCGCGTCCAGGTATTCCGCGTGAGTTTTCTCAAACTCGCCAGCGGCCGGATTCGCCGGAAGCCCGGCCAGTACCCGCTCGTATCCTCGCTGCTGACCACGCTCAAGAATCTGCCGGCCAGTTTCGGCCGTGGCCGGCGAGCCTCCTCCGGGAAGCTTAGCGAGATAGGCTGCGGACTCCGGCCCACCACCCATAGGCCCGGAAAGGATAGTTGTCTGCTTCCGGCCGGAGGCGACATTCTCAGCCTCAGTCTTGGCCTTCTGTTCGGCCGTTATCCGCTTAATCAGTTCCTGCTGGGCTTTCTGGTCGCCTCGCTCCGCGCGCCAGGTCAAATCCTCTCTAGACATAGCCGACTCCGGAGAGGAAGGCTTCATTGGCGGCGCATTAGGACGCTCCGCTGCCTTAGCCGACTCCCTAGCCGCGCGCTCCTGCTCTATCCGGGTAGTCTCAGCCTTTATGCGCGCGGAACGCTCCGCTGCGATATCGCGAGCCGGAGCCGCTTCCGCTCCGTGGTGCTTACCGGCGTCCACGGCTTTAGCCGCGTCCGCGCGAGAGCCATAATACTGATAGTCCCAGCCGCCACCCTGTTTCTTGAAGCCAACCCGGACGCGTGAGTCTGATATATGGTGGACGGCCACGCCGTTTATGCGCCGCGTCGTGCCTTTCTCAATTCCCTCAATCTTGGCCTCAGTACCCTGGGCCTTTCCGGGCTCCGGACGGGTAGCCGCTTCGCCGGCCATACGCTTGAGAGCGTCGGCCGACCTAGACCAGCGGCCGTGGTAGCCGCGTAGCTCGCCGGATACGTCGTGCGCTAGCGCCATAGCTCGCCTCCTACTTGACTACCCTAAGCCTAGCCTGCCATCCCTCAACTACGCTATCAGCCGCTTCCTCGTCCGCGTCGGAAGGCTCCGGCTCCGCTAGCTCAATCCTAGAGCGCTTCCGGTCGGTAATCGTCGCTCCTAGCCGCTCGCTGAGCTTCACGAAGTTGGTAAACCAGCTGGCATTATGGCTCCGGATGGCGATATCGTAAGCTCTCGCCGCAGCGACGGCCGTGGCCCAGTCGCTGGCCTCATAGAATTCGGCCTGCCCGGAGAGCGCGAGCGAGTTAAACCAGCTACGGGCCTCCGGCGACCATCTAGGGTCGGCCGTAGGGATGGGAATCCCTTCACGACGGCTCCGGCCTCGCTCTACGGCGATAAAGCGTGGGTCGTCATTGCCGGACATCTGCTTAGAGCCGGTAGAGCGCTTATCCGGCCGCTTAGGAGGCATTTCCTTCTCCATTGCCATTCTTGGCGACTACGCCGGAGCCGTGGCATTTCGGGCAGACGTGCGCGTCAACCCGGCCTGTCCCGGAGCAATTCGGGTCCACTTTCTCGTCTGGGCCGGGCTTTCTCTGCTTCTCAATCTTGACGAATGGCGGCATAAGCCTCTCAGTCCCTTCCCAATATACAGAAGCGTGCCACAGACTGCGATAAAGGCCGCAAGACCCATTGCGGCTATGACGATAATGACAATTCCCCACCAAGGCATAATGAGCCTCCCTGCAGCGCAAAAGAGAATGGCCTTGCCCGCGCAACCCTCCGGCCTATGCGTCCCGGTCGGCCTGCTGCGACGTCATGGGGGTACTCCCCCACTAGCCGCGCGGGCTCTCCGTCCGGAGCCTTCCCGCGCGGGCTCTCCGGCGATGCGCCAAAGAGAGCCCCATTCGGGAGAGCCCCAACCAGGGAATGTCCCTGAGGCGACTCCCTAACAGCAGGGTATTCCTTATCACACAATGAGCCTATCTCTTCACCCAGAGGGTATCTCTTTGCCTCGCGTAGGGAAGTACCTACGTAGCGTGAGGGAATTGCTATCGCCAGGCATCCAACCCCAAAGCGGTTAGCATAAGCATCCCTACCAGCAGCGCCCATAGCGCCAAGTCCTTTAGCAATTGGGGAGTACCTTTCACCTGGATAGGAGTCCCTTTTCATGTAGGCGACTCCCTTCTGAAGCCCGGATGTTTTTCTAGCGGCCGGTACCTAAGCGAGCGCAGGAGACTCCTAGCCGCATTGCCCTGCGCACTAGAACGCTTTAGATGATGTGGCGAGCATATACCGCGCAGTACCTCCGGACGATGGTCCCACGCCGCTCCTATATGATCAACTTCCGTAGAGGCGGCACCGCATTCCATAACCGGCTCGCCGTCTATCCCGCATGCCCCATAACGGCAATATGGGTCGCGCACTAGGATGGTGCGGCATATCGCACCCCAGCCCGCAGGCAAAGGTACCGTACGCCGCGAGCCCAACGGCATTACCGACCTCCGTGCCCATACGTTTCGGACGAGTATACGCTATCGAGCCCGCGAGCGGAAGCCCATGGTGATCATAGACCTTTCCGCTCCGCTCTGTCGTGCCGCTCTGGAGGAAGTCCTTGCCTAGCCTCGCGTCCGCGCCATGTCACGATATCCTGGCTGCTCTCATATTGCCGGACCTCGCTAAGCATCGTACGCCATTGATGCGCTAGTAGCGGCTCCGGTTTAGTCCGGGTAAAGCACAGCCCGCAGTCCGGCCCGGAATAACATTCCATTGCTACGGCACCGGCATCGCGAGCAGACGCATTTAGAGCTATCCCGTCTCCAGCATTGCGGGCACATACACCAGCAGTACCGGAGCCCGCTAACGCTTACGCAGAGCCGGTCATGTTTATGCGGCTCTCTATTGAGCGGACGCCGTTTAAGCGATTCCGGTAGAGCCGTCTGGGCCGCAGGCATTATGCTCCTCCGTCCGTGGGATGCCTTTTCAGGCATATCTCGTTGATCCGCTCTATCGTGTCCTCCGGGAATCGCATCGTTACCGTAACCGTCTTGCCGATGAAGTCCTCCGGCTGAGGAATCCGGACCACGACCGGACGGGTAGCCGGAGTTAGTCCTTCAAGGCACAAATCCTCTAGGAGGAACATGGGACGGTTATCGACTAGGACGGCTCCGGACGGGAAGTCCAGCCGTGCGTCCAGGTGTACCTGGAGCCAGTCGAGATTCGCGAGAGCCCGCAGCGTCTCATCATACATCATAGTTCTCCCTCACCCTAACCGATATCTCTTTTGCTTCTGCCGATAGGATTAGCGATAGCGCATCAGTCGCCATCTGCTCGTCCTCTACCGCTTTCTCAGAGCCTAGCCGTAGCAGCACATAACCGCTTCCGGCCCGTATGAGAAACTTGTGGATATGGTATACTACCGGCCGCATATCAATGGCCTCGTCCGGGTACGCGAGAGCGCGCCCGATATCGGCCGGAGGTGGTACTAGTACACGGCAGTAAGCCGATTCCTCCGGGAATGCCACTATCTGCCCGCGAGCGAGCCCGTCTATGATTAGAACCTTCACAATAACACCTCGTTTCTGCCGGGATAAACATAGGGTAAACCGCATAGGGTATTTTCCCTATGCTGCCCGTCCGTCCGTCCCTATTATCTCTCATCTGACATGGGGTTATATATATAGTTTCCCGCGCTCCGGCGAGTGCTCGATGGGTAAATTACCCTATGTTTTTTACCCTGCTGTAATAGTCAACATCTCGTCCGTTATACGGTTCCGTTTCTTTGGTGATACGTCCGGCCGTTATTAGCTCCGAAAGCGCAGTATTTAGCGGCTCTCCGCGATGCTGCGGCATTTTCTTGCCTAGCGCTCCGCGTGATATCCGTCCTTTCGCTGGAATATGCTTCAGGACTAGCTTCCATAGCCTCCGGTTCGATACGTGTGTCTTTGTTTCCTCAGCTGCTACCTCCTCTATGCCTCGTCTCCATCCGGCTTTCCTGGCCGTCGCGTGCTCCGCTTTCCGTAGAGCCGACTCGCAGCGTAGCCGTAGCTCCTCCGACCGTAGCATCGCGTACGCGGCTAGCTTCCAGTCATCCTCCGTTATCTCAGTACGCATTCCTAGGATAGCGAGGCCGGCTGCGAATTTTTCCTGAGTGAATAGGAAATGCGCGCGGAGGTTATCGCCGTGACCTCTATTGTCTATTCTCCTAGCCGCGCGAATCTCCTCAACCGCTGATTCGCAGATACCCATAATCTCTAGTGGTTTACCAGCGTCATGGTCCATCTCGTATAGCGAGCGCGGTAGAGCCCATTTGAGCGGCTCCGGACGTTCCGGCTCCGCGTCCGGAGCATACGGGTTGGTAGCGTCAAGGAGCATCCATCGCTGAGCAAAGCCACTTCCCGTATTACTCAGGATCACGCCGGACCTCTCCGGCTGGACGCCGGCCACCAGGATACCGCGATAAGCAAACTTCCGTACCACGAGCCGGTTATGCGCATTACCGTACCCAAATCCCAGGTCCTCACCGCTATACATCTTGCGTAGCTCAGCCGTTAGCGTAGCTCCTCCGCGCTC